GTGTTGGCGTCACCCATCATTTTCTTATGAGACTCAATCTCAATAAGGTATACCACCATGGCAGAACAAGTTAAGCAGTTCACTTGGCAGGAGCTAGCAAACCAGCTTGGCGTGACCCGACAAGCCATAGTGAATTGGCGCAACATGCCAGGCGCACCGGCTGACCGAGATCTGGCCGCATGGGAGGAATATTCCAAAAGCCATAACCTCGGCGCCAAGGGTAGCCGGGTAACGGTCAGCGCCAGCCAGCTTAAAGAAGAAAAGACCAAGTGGGAGATTGAGATTCTAAAGAATAAGGACGCACGCGACAAGCGTACCACCATCGAGCGCAGCGAAGTTAGCCAGTTGCTGCTGCATATTGCCACCCAGTCGCGTACTATGCTTTACCAATTTCTTGAGACTGAGGCGCCACCTAAGCTTGATGGGCTGGCTGCGGTAGCCATGCGGCCCATCTTGCGCGAGATGGCCGACGCCATAGCAGATGCCCAGGCCGATCTAATTAACCAGTTTGAGGAAACATGAGACAGGATGAAGCTTTTCCGTCATGGCGTGCCGGCTGGAAGAAGCCAGACCGCCGGCGCATGTACGACTGGGCGCATGATAATCTGGTACTGCCTACTAGTTATGCGCAGCCAGGGCGATTTGATGTTAGCACATCTAGGCACTTAATCGGCCCACTCGATGCCATCCAGAATGATCAGATCAGGGAGGCTAGCTGGTGCGGGGCGATCCAGACCGGCAAAAGTTTGGTGGTTGAGGTAGGCATAGCCTGGGCGGCATGCAACTCGCCAGGGCCAATCATGTGGACAATGCAGACCGACGAGGACGCGCGTGAACATTGCAACCAGCGCTTCATGGATATGCTAAAGGGCATAACGCATATTAGGGAAATGATGCCGTTTGACCGGCACATGCGTACCATGACTGACATTTACTTTGGGCCTTTTTTCTTAAGCGTGAACGGCGCCAACATAAACAATTTGCAGCGGGTAAGCGTGCGCTGGAAATTTAACAGCGAGGTCTGGCTATGGAAGCAAGGCTTGCTGGCGCATGCTCGCGGCCGTGTCTCAGCTTTTGAGCGTGCCGGTAACAGCAAGGTGATTAACGAAAGCCAGGGCGGCACTGCCGGCGATGATTTTGATTTAGCCTGGCAAGCCGGGAATCAGCAAGTCTGGTCAGTCAAATGCTTTGGCTGCGGTCAGCTTTCACCACTAGCCTTTGCCGGTCGGAACTTGACTGATCCAAGTAAGCTGGCATGCGTTGTCTGGGATGAAACAGCTAGAAAACAAGACGGCACTTGGAACATTGGCAGAGCAGCCGAAACGGCGCGGTGGCGCTGCCCGGCGTGCGGCTACGATCACGACGACACGGCCAAGACGCGGGCAAGATGGAATGCAGAAGGATCTTACATTGCGGGACGCCAAGATTCTGCAAAAAGTAATGAGAGTTTTAGATGGGAAGGGCTTGTGGCTCGTGAAATGGGGGCGCTCGTGGCACAATTTCTTGAAGCTAGAAAAGCTCAAAAACAGGGCGTGCCACAAGCGATGATGGATTTTACTCGGCAGCGCCGAGCATTGCCGTGGCAGGATGAAGATTTGACTGAGGTGATCTTGCTAAAGGGATCTGGTTATTTGCTATCACGACTTAATCCTAAAGAATTAATTGATAACGAGGCTAAGCGCTTTGTCGTAATAGACCGGCAGCGTGATCACTTCTGGATTAACGTACGCGCATGGCGCCGAGATGGATCTAGCCGGCTGCTTTACTTTTCCAGAGTTACCACGCCAGAGCAGTGCGAAGAAGTGCGCGAAATTTACGGTGTTGAGTCACAGCTTTGCTTTGAGGATGCCGGCTATTTTCCAGAGGGTGTTTACACTGATTGCGCCAGATACGGCTGGACGGCGCTAAAAGGAAGTGGTGACAACTACTTCCAAATCGAGATCCGTGGCCAGAAAGTTAAGCGGCTTTGGTCTAACGCTTCCAAGATTCTGCATAACGGCAAACTTATCCCGCTATTTCATTGGGCGTCAGATCCAGTCAAGGATGCGCTCTACAACTTGCGTAGCGGCCGAGGCGCAATCTGGGAAACTCCAGACGACGTAGCCGGCGAGTACGCCAACCAGCTTAGCGGTGATCATAAAAAGCAACGTGTGAATCAGCGCACCGGCCGGCCCGAATGGCGCTGGACACGGCGGCACGCTAACCATGCTCACGATCTGGAGGCTATGCAAACTGTGGTAGCTATGATGCTTTCAATACTTTCATCACCCGAGGCTGGCCAAGAAGCGCCAGAGGTGGTAGCACTTTTACCGCAATAAAAACAACATGAACATTACCGACAAAATAACGCAGGCACTTGATGCCAATTCGTCAGAGGATAAACTACAACTTATGGCTGCGCCCTGGGGCGCTATCGCTAGCCGTGTACCAGGCTGGTCGCGAGTTATACACTACCTCTTTTTTAAATCAGTCTTTCAGGCTATGCCAGAGATCAAGACAGTCTTGATACTTGGCGTATATATGGGGCGTGACATTACTATTATGCTCGATGTCTGCGCCGGCCGAGCGTTGCAAGTAGTGGGCGTTGATCGTTTCGCTGATCAGCCATGCGACGATTGGGCGCCAGAAAAGAAAGGTCAGACTTGGGCTGAGTCTGGTTTTGGTGATGCACCAGATATTAAGAAAGCGCTTGATAACATTAACCCGCAGGAACCACATAAAGTTAAATTAATACAATCTGACAGCGCAGTCTTTTTGGCCAACGTGACTGGGCAATTTGATTTTATCTATATCGATACCAGCCACGATTACGACACGGTGAAACGCGAGATTGAGGCGGTGCGCAAACTATGTCATCCGGGTACGCTGATAGCTGGTGATGATTTTATCAACGATGGCAAAGAATGGTGGGGCGTTGATCGTGCAGTTGCTGACAGCTTCAAACCTCAAACCGCAAGCGTGCTTGGCCAGATGATCTGGTACGGTGCTGCTGCTGATCTCAAATGAGTACAGCCATAATTATAACTGGGGAAATGCGCAGTTTTGAGCGCTGCATCAAGAATCTGGAGTGGCAAGTTTTTCGACATTTTCCAGACGCTAAGTTTTACGTGGCGCCGGCTGATGATGAGGATGCCAGCAAAGCGGAGCTACTACGCGAAAAGCATGAGCATGTAATCATCAAGCCGGTCACTCAGCCTGAGATGGTCATGCCCCCAGGCTGTCCAACTACATGGACGCCAGGGCAATTCTACATGCATGAGCCGTATCATATCTCAGTGCCACCAACTGCGGTGATTGGTCAGCTCTGGTCATTGCGTGAAGGCTGGCATTTATACGAGTCAGCTAATGATCCCGCTGATGTAATCATACGCTGCCGGCCAGATCTCTGGTTTCATAATTTTGTAATGCCTGGTGGGCTTTATACAGAAGGCACGGCGCTCGTAGCATATACACCTTGGTGGGGACGCTTTGGCGGCATAAATGATAGGTTCGCCATTATGGGTAAATACGCAGCTAGCAGTTACTTTAACACCTATACAAAATTGCCTTACTTAATCGAGTATGGATGCCCACTTCATCCAGAGTCTTTGGTTAAGGCTTCACTTGAAGCCGGCGGCAATTACGTCAGCGCTGATTTGTTGGCTGAGTTTAGTACGTTACGTAAAAACGGAGAGATGAGGATGCCAGAAATAACGGCCATTGATCGGCATCATCATTTGAGAAGTTGACCTAACGACCAACAACGGCGCGGCTTTGTCGCTGCTCCATGTTGTAAACGGTGGCTCTGGAAATATCTGGGGTCACCGTTTTCAGCGTAATTGACCAAAAGCTTGCTGGTATGATTGTCCAGCTAGCTAATATCCTGATCAGGCAGGCCAATAAAACAAATAACCCAAGGGCTTACCTTGATGATTTGATAACGTCAAAGCTCACAACTGCCAGCGGTCAAGGTGGCGTCATCACTAGCACTAGCGTCAACGGCAAGTCTGTTACGTTTCAAGCTGCTACTGGTACGACAGTTGCCGATTTTATGAACGCGGCAGAGTTGGCATTGCAATCACTAGAGGCTGGCTTACTTAGAGTACCGCGCAACACATACGGACTTTTACGCTAATGAATAAATTACAGGCTACGGCTGCCAAGTGGCTCGGACTTTCTTACTTGGTAGACGCTGCCAATTATCAAATGCGATTGCGCCGGCCTATCGAAGCGCCGACGGTTAACACGATTGCTAAAGAGGTTAACCAGTCTGACTGGCTGACGCTGCTGTCAGATTCGCGCAAGCTGTATTGCAATCTGGGCCCAGTTACCGGCGCTATTGATGACAAAGCTACGTACTCAATTGGCCGAGCATGGAATCCAATTTATACCGGCCAAGATCGTGAATGGGGTAAGACGGCAGAAAAGTGGCTGCGCGAACAATGGTATCCAATGGCCGACGCTCGCGGCTCGATGTTTGATTTTAAGACTGATCTTTTCTTGATGTCAGTTTGTACGGATCGTGACGGTGAGATTTATATTTTTCTAACCGAGTCCAAAGATGGCTGGCCGCAAATTCAATTACTGCCAGCGCACATGATTGGTCAGCGCAATGTGCCAGATGGCATTTTGCGTGAGGGGCCATATAAAGGGCTAAGAATGATACAGGGCGTAGTGACCAACGATGTTGGCCGCGCAGTAGCCTATCAGATCTTGGGCGAGATTGCTGCTGCTGATTACTTTTTAAGCGCTCGTGATTTGATCCAAGTATTTGATCCACGTTGGCCAGATCAAGTGCGCGGCTTTCCAGTGTTTATGCATGCGCTGCTGGATCTCAAGGATCTGCGCACCGTACAGGGCTACGAAAAAATGGCAGCCCAGATCATGTCCAGCATTGGCTTGATTGAATGGAATGAGCAGGGCGCTCCTGATCCTGGTGATCCCATGAATCTGCTGACACGCGGCGTAACCGCGCAGCCTAATTCTTTACCGTCTGTCACTACCCAAGATTTCACCGGCGGCACCGCGCATTTCTTCCGTTCAAATTCTGGCAGCAAGCTGGAAGGTCTAAAGAATGATCGCCCAGGCATTGCCGTTTCAGAGTTTATGGATCGGCTTATTCGCAATGCATGCGTAGGCGCCGGCTGGCCATACGAGCTAACTTGGGATGCCAGCAAACTTGGTGGCGCCAATGTGCGACTCTTAATTGCTAAAGCCATGCGTGCCGTTGAGGACAGGCAAGATCTACTGCTGCCAGTTGCTCGGCGCTGCGTAGGCTATGCGGTGGCAAAGGCTATTAAGGAAGGTATCTTGGAGCCTAACGATGAGTGGTATGCCTGGCGCTTTACGCTGCCGGCTAGGATGACGGCTGACTATGGCCGGCAAGCGGCTGCGGATCTGGCAGACTATCAGGCCGGCATTACCAACCTTGGCGATATTTTGGCTGAGGAAGGTAAGGATTTGGCCACGCACATCAAAGAACGTGCTGAAGAAAATGAGATGCTACGTGAGGCAGGCATGCTGCCTGAGATTAACGGCAATGGCCCAGAAGCAGAAAAAGAAATGCCAGGGCAATCAGAAGCAGATGACGAAGTTCAAGATCCTGCAAGTTTGCCTAACGATGAAATAGCAACTTCAAATGCCCAGCAAACATTAACCGAGCAAGGGCTTAACGGTGCGCAAGTCGCGGCAATTCTGGAAATTTTAACTAATTATTCTATAGGTCTAATTACTGCAGATGCAGCAAAAGCTTTAATTCTCACGGCTTTTCCGACGCTTTCTGAAGAAAGTATTAACACGGTTATACGTGGCACAAACGTAAACAAGGCGCAGCCAGTACAACTTGCGGCTATAGACTTAGCTGCTTGTCCTATTGAAACGCAAGGCGGCCCAATTACTAAGGATCAACCAGTTGACCAAACTACTTTAACTAAATGACGCAACAACCTGATCACATTTGCTTTCAGCAGATACAATTTGCTGCGGTCACTCGCAATGGCTTTTCTGATGTATCAATTTTGACGGCCGGCGAGGCTGACGGGCACGGCGTCATGGTCGATGAGGAAACGATTAACGATTTTATGAAGCTCTCGATGGGTAAAACCATCCCGGCTTACCTAACTCATGCCGGCGCAGTCGATGCTAATGGCCGGCCAGTTGACCGGCTAGGCAAAGAAATCGGAATGTTTTCTGGCTTCTATCGTGATGGCATGAAAGTGCGTGCCAAGAATTTTAAGTTTCTCCAAAGTTTTATTGATAGTGAGCCTAAAGCATACGCCACGCTAATCGAGATGGCGCAGAATTTTAGCGACAAGCTTGGCATTAGCCCAGTCCTACAGCAGATCCGCAATTGGGTAATGGGCGATGGCAGCGAAATGCCGGCAGATGGTGAGCGCCCAGAAGGTGCTACCGGCATGCTGCCAATTATGCGCATCCTTGGCATCAAGTCTTTAGATTTTGTACAGCAACCCGCTGCCAACATTGGTCTTTTCGAGGCTAAAGTTGACGCACCACCTATTATTATGAATCCCGAATCAGTACTTTTGTCAGTCCACACCGCTGCTCTATCCGCTAAAGACGGCGAGATCACCGTTTTGTCTACAGCCCACAAGGATAGCATCGTTGCCTTAGAGGCTAAGCACGCTGATGAGATCGTGGCGCTCGGCGCCAAGTTAAGCGATGCAATTGCTAAGCTTAGCGTAGCTACCGAAAGCGAGAAGTCTTTAAACGCTTTGCTTGCTGCCAAGACGCAAGAGGCTGAAATGGCTGCCAAGTACGACATGCGTAAGGCTGGCGCTCCTGCTCTTGAGATCGCGCTCCAATCGCACACTAATGCCGGCGTGCCTGCCCCTGCGGTGGGTGACCACGCTAAGTGGGCGCAATTTATTGAGCTGTCTAAGACTGACGCGGCCGCTGCTGCGATCTTCAAGACTAAGTATTTATCCCGCAAGTAACCCTTAACTTTAACTAACTCACTACTATGGCTACTAATTCGTTAAATGGTGTCTTTATGACACGTATCGCCCAGCTTACCCTGGACGCTCTCCTTACTTCTAAGCTTCCCCTCATGTCCATGTGGACTGATTTCAGCGCTGAAGTAGTTCCCTACGGCAATGCCGTAACCACGCGCTATCCTAACGCAGTCTCGGCCGTCGATTTCTCCAGCACTAAAACGCTGATCTCGGCTAACACCGTTGCTCGCACCATTACGCTTGATAAATATATCGGCATTCCGATCAGCTTTACCGACACTGAGGTTTCCTTCTCTGACGTTAAGCTTTCCGAGATGTTTGTGCAGCCTGCTCTCGTTGCGTTGTTTGAAAACGTAATGGCGACCAGCCAAGCGCTGATTACTCCTGCCAACTATTCCAGCAACACCGTCCTTGCGGCCGCTAACTTTAGCGCTGCAAACGTCGCTGGTATCTGCTCCACGCAGAACGGCTTGAAGGTTCCCCAGGGGCGTCGTACGATTGTTGCTCCTCCTACTTATGCGCTTACGCTTAAGAAAGACAGCGCCGTGCAAGCTGCTTATGCTTACGGCTCTGCTCAAGCGATCCAAACCGGCCGTCTCCCTGATGTCTATGGTTACCAGATCCAAGAGTGGAATGGCACGATCCCAACCACGAATAACCTCGCGGCCTATGCGTTTGCTCCTCAAGCGCTGCTCGTCGCTGCTCGTCCTCCTGCGCTGCCACGTAACTGGTACGGTGAAGTTTCTAACGTCACCGATCCTGATACCGGCTTGACGGTTCAGATCCGCGATTATTATAATGGCGTATCGCAAGTCACCGAGTGGTGCTTTATCTACGGCGCGGCTGTTGGTAACTCCGGCAACCTTACCCGCATCACGAACGTCGCTGAATAATCAGAAGCCTGGCAATAGGCTAGACAGTCTTAAGACCACCGAATTGCCTCGGTGGTTTTCTTTTGTTAACAACATACAACAACATGGATACAACTAATACCGCTAGCGTTACTACGGCTGATAATACGGCCATTGTTAAAGATCCCCGCATCGTAATGTGTCTGCCTTGCTTTGGCGGCAAGATCGACCAGCCATTTATGCAATGCGTGCTGCATGCTCTTGGCACAATTAACATAGTACCTTTTATCGACTTCATGCCAGGTGACAGCCTGGTAAATCGAGCGCGGAACAATCTGGCTTACAATTTCATTCAAGGTTATCCTGATGTGATCGATGGCAAGCCGGTTAAGCGCCAGTACGACTGGATGCTTTTTATTGATACTGATTTGATCTTTCAGCCAGACGGCATTACAACCGTGTACGAGATGGCTTTAAGGCGCGGCCCAGGCATATACGCTGGCACGTACCCGATTAAGCAGCTAAAGCCTAAGATCGTGTTTAATCCAATGCCAGGCTGCGTGCCTGATGCTAATGGTGAAGTTGAAGTGCGCGAAGCCGGCACCGGTTTTATGCTGATCCATCGTGACGTTTACACCAAGATGATTGAACGCTTTAGCGATGAGATGAGGTTTGAGACTGATCAAGGTGACACGCAATTGCCACGTACTATCAAGTACGACTTCTTTACGGTGGGCGTGCGCGCCGATCCCACGCTTGGCTATAAACGATTCTTGTCAGAGGACTGGTATTTTTGCCAACGCTGGCGCGAGATGGGCGGCAAGATCTGGATGAACGTCAAAACGCAATGCGGTCACATCGGCAATTTTGTTTACCCTGGCAATGCCAAGGACATTCTTGAGACGGCCGAGATCCTTAAACGCCAGCAAGCAGCAGAAAAGCCAAAGTCACTTGTAGTTAAAGTAGGGCCACCAGAAGCTTTTGAGCCAGTTGCCAAGACGCCATAAGATATGGGCTTTAACGAGGTAGCTGCATTTGGTCAGGCTTTTTCTGAAAACACTGAAGTTTTCGGGGAGTCTTTTACATATAGCGGCACATCGTTAATCGGCGTATTTAATCAAGTTGAGATTGAGTATGCGTTTGGTGAATTTTCTACAAAGAAGATTACCGGGCTGATGCTTGTTACTTCTAAACCGCAATGGACGGCGGCCGGTCTTACCCCGGCTGATCGTGGCGTGGTAACTTATGGATCAGTAACTTATCAGATCGAGAAGATCGATGGCATTAATACAGCAGCCGAGCCGGCATTTACCCTTACGCTCAAAAAGCTAACATGAGCGATGAAGTCACCTTAACGGTAAACTCAGTAGCATTTGAAGCTGCTATGCAACGCCTGCGCCAGGGCGTGAAAGATGGGATCATTGATCCAGCTTACGGCACGCTGACCGTACAGACTCGATTACTTAGCCAGCGCTGCCAAGATTTTACACCTCCTAGGAGTGTTGGACAAGGGCAAGCTGCTGTAGCGCGTGATTTAACAACAATCTACAAGCCAATTAGCCAAAACACCTTTGATAATAAAAACTTGAGAAAGATTATACGCACCGATAACCGGCCTGCTTGGGATAAAGCTGCTTTGAGTTTTGGTAATGAACATCAATTAAGGAACACAAAAGCCATTGGTTTTTCTACTGCCTGGCATACTCAAAACAGAATGAGCAAGGGGCGTGGCCGGCGTGGCAAAAACGGTAATCTTGGCGTAGTTACACTTGGGCCAGAAGCACGACAAGTAAGATCATATATCGGCCAAATTAAAAAGCGAGTTGGCTGGGCGCGTGCCGGCTGGAACATGGGCATCATTTCTTTTGGAGGTACGGTATCAGGAAACTGGATGAGCAGACATGGTTTAAATCGTGGTTCAATCGTTGATGGCCGCATGGACGCTGCTCCGTATGTTCGCGTAGTAAATGATACTGGCTGGGCTAAATACAATGCCGGCGGCGAAGGGCAACGCATTCTTAGGAATGCTGTGACTTCACGCGCAGCAGATATGCAGACTTATTTTAATCGGATGATGAATTTAGCTAAGGCTAAAGCAGAATCAGCAACCCCATTAGCAGCATGAGCGCAGCACCAAATATTGCCACGTTATACGATTTTGAGAGTCAGTATGAAAATGCTGTTCAAAATTACTTTACCAATATCAACGTAGGCGGCCAAGTCTTTGCCCAGGTCGTAACGCCACGTAGCAACTTGACGGCGGCCGAGTTTACCGTAACGCCCAGGCTGCAAGTTAAGCTTGGCCAAACAGGGCTCGGTGCGTCTGGATCAAGCTTTCAAGAATCGCCGGTCACCGTAGCTAACGTAGCCAGCAACTACTACAGCTATTACGAGTTTGGTCTGCAACTTGATGTAGTTACGGCCAGATCTAACAGCAGCCAGAATCATGGCTTACTCCGCGGCGCCGTGCGCCAGGGAATGCTAGAGATTACTGCCAGCCTTAACGCTAATACGATCCCGTATTACCAGACGGCTTACGTTACCCCTATGGCCAGCATGCAAGGCATCGATGCTGAGAATGATGAGATCCAGACCCAGTTAACTTACGCACTTTCAGTCTTTATCCCACCATCGTCCTTCCCAGCAAGTTGACGCATGGACTAACTTCAAACCTCCCTTACTATGGCTACTTACGTCGACGGCTCATTTCCTACAGGCTCACCAGTACTCACGATCAACTCGGTGACCTATAAGTGCAACAGCTTTACCACCAGCAAGGGCAGCGAAACTGTCCAGATCTCTGATGAGAATGGCGCACACTCTGGCGCGGTATCTGTAACTAGCCAGGTAACTGGCACCGCTGAGGTTCAGTATGCATCGATTAATACGGCTTCACCAACCACGGCTGCTGCCAATAGCACTTTAGGCGTTATTCCTAACGTCAACATTGATGGCACGCTGACGACTTGCTTTATCCAATCGGTCAGCACGGTTAAGCCACCTAAAGGGCCATGGGTTTCTACCCTCGGCTTTCAGGCTAAAGTTAACTAAGGCATGGCGCCTCTTGGCCCATGTCTGCCACCTTACAAACTGTAGCGATACCCGGTTACGCTGACGCATGCCGAAAGGAAGCACGTGTAAGAGATACGGCATTTCTAGACGGTTTAGAGATTGTTTGCGGCGTTGAGGTCTACCCGCTATCACTTCGCCGGCTGATCTGGCTGGAAATGGCACGCAATGGCTTTGTAGTGCCATGCCGTTTTGATGATGAGCAAGAGATGTTAGCCCATGCCGTGCAGTTGCTATACTTTTGCTCACCTAAGTTTAAGGCGCCTAAGTCACCTAAATTTAGTTTATGGCGTACATTTATAAACGGCTACAAGCAGCATCGTTTTATGCGTAAAGTTTTAGGATCAGGGTCTGCGCATGAGATTATTATGGAGGTAAAAGAATGGCAGGATGAGAATTTTATGGATGCACCGACTGGATCTAACGAAGTTATGAGCGCCAGCTATGTCGCATACCCGGCCATGCTGATCGATGCCCTGGCATCGGCCGGTCACTCATTTAGCTACGATCAGGTTATGGATATGCCTTTGCGCAGGATCTGGCAGCATTGGCGCGTAGCAATGCATAGAATTACTGGCGTGGCGTTGACTAATCCCAGCGACACTATGGCCGTTACACATTTAGAAAAGGTAAAGCTATGAGCATTGGAATTGATTTTATTCTAAAAGCTACGACCGAGGGCTTTACTGCCGGCATGGCTAAAGCCAATAACGCTATTGAGGATACAAAGAAAAGTTTAAAGGGATTTGGCGGTGCGTCTTTGGTTAACACCATTGGCGTAGCCGGCGTAATTGCTGGCTTTAAAGCAGTTTTAAATAATGCCCAAGAGGTGCGTGATGAACTTGAGAAAATGGGTAAGCCAGTAGATGCAGCTACGGCTAGCGTTGCTCGTTATGCAGACTCTTGGGATTCAGTTAAAAAAGCATTACAATCTACTGCAGTGTCAGGACTAGGCTTTTTTACGCAAGTAGGCGAGGGCATTGGTAGCTTGATAAACCGCATGCGCGGCGTGACGGCTGAGCAAGAAGCGCAGCGGGATCAGTCAGCTAAGGATGCGGATCGTATGGAAAGAGAATTAAAAGAAAAACTCTTAAATCATACCGAGTTAGAAAAGAAAGCTACCGAAGAAAAAAAGAAAAGAGATGATAAAGCGCATGATGATTTTGTTAAAAGAGTAGACAAAGAAAATGCTGCTTACGAAAAAGTAAACGAGGCTGCTGCAAAACTTACTGAAAAAACAAGAAAAGATAAATACGAGCTACTATCTATTGATGAAAAGATTTTAAGTGATCAGCGCGATCTTTACGATGTTAACCAATCAATTGCCGATCTTAAAAAAGATAATCTGCATATTGCAGAAGATGATTTAGAAATTATAAAATTACAGAATCAAGCTTACGATATTACCAAATCAATTGCGGAGAATACCAAAAAAGTTGAGCAAGAAAGATTAGAAGTATCTAAAAAGATTACGGTAGAATTAAAACAGCAAGCTGGCGCAATAGCCGGCATACGCGGTGGCGATGAATTTGGTGAGGCATCTGATGCAGCTTTAAAAGAAGTAGCTCGTAGAAATAGAGCTAAGGCTCAGGTAATGCAGACTGATCCGTCTAATGTTGGTATTGGCCAAAGTCTTGAGGTAGCTAGATTAATTTTGGAAGCGGTAAATGCTGAAAAAGAATTAGTGTTTAGATCTGGCATACGTTTAGACTTTAGCCGTGGTGGTGAGCAAACTGCCAGACAAGGCTTTGGCGGTGATCCATTAGCATTTGATCAAGTCTTTCAGCAAATAGTTAAGGGTCAGACTGTGGCCGAGCAAAGCAATCAAACGCTTAAAAATATTGAGGATGTATTAACTCGTAGAGGTATTTTAACAGTGCCATTACGTAACGCACCTACCGGCCCATGAGCATACCATACACAGACGGCACATTTACATCGGCCAAACAAAACGGCGCAACCGTTGTTAGTTTTCCTTTTCTCAATAATCCTACTAAGGATACTACAACTAAACAGTACCAGACTAACTACGCGCAGTTGGCTGGTAGTTATACGCCGGCAGCAGCGCTTAACACTTTCCCTGGTGATGCTGTATTTGCGGCAAATCCCAATGCGTATCTTGTTGATGAAAGCATAGCGCAAGCAACTGGGGCTATTTATAATTTTAGCCGTAAATGGTCAACTATTCCTATAGACCAAATTTTGCCATCAACTCGCTACTATAACCGGCCGGTGATGGATAATGTGTTTAGCGGTACTAGCTTTGCAGCAACATTTGATGAGGGCGTTACGTCGCATGTTTTTACTTCGCGTATAAGCATCCAATCAATTTCTACAATAGCGGCTGACACTAGAAGTAATAGCACAACAATCAGCGGGACTGGTGGCGGCACTGTGCCGATAACTAGTGCTTCGTTTACGCCAGATAGTTTGCCTGGCACAGCAGTAACTGGAAGTAGTAGCGCTGGTGGTTTTAGTTTTACCTTAAATGCCTCTGCTGCAACTATTCGAGCAAGCATGAACTCTGGCGCATTTGATGTTACCGTAGTTGCATCAAGCACTGCGGTTAGCATCACGGTTATTTCAGGCACGCTTTATGATATAAACTGTGCCGTAGCTACTGTAGAAATTATCGGATCTGGTTCAACTTACACGCTGCAAAGACGGCAAACAACATCGTATCTTAACAATACTCAGGCACCAGATACAACTTTAGCTCAAAGCAGATCAGCAACGGATACTTACAATGTACCCGCATCTAATCGTACCATAAATGCAAATTCTCATGGTGGCGTTGTAGGTGACAAAGTGGTTTTATGGAATGGTAACTACATCGTAGCTAAAGGTGCAGTTCTAACGTCATCTACTAATTCATTTACGGTAGATCTGACAACTGTACCTGGTGCCAACTTTGCTGCTGACACTTGCGGTTTTTCATCTGACGCCAATGCATGTTACGTTAACGGCCCAAAGATCTGCACCGTAAAGCGCACGCAGGAATTTTACTTACCTGGTGTCACTCCTGGCATCACGACTTTTGCTGATATACCAACGCAAACAATTTACACCGATCCAACGTCATGGCTTGGCAGGATCATAGCCGTGCCGACTGGCTTTGCCACAATCGAGGTATCCGATCTATCTGCATGGAGTGGGCCTATTTTAATGCAAGAAATTGATGAGGTGCAGATGGCAGATGCCATCGATACCGTAACCCCATAATTGACTTAGCGACTAATCACATGGCCGGCGACTACCTAAATATCATACAAGGCGATACCTACGTTTTTCAAAGCGCAGTAGCTATTGATGGCGTATCGCAAAACGTAATCGGTTCCACAATTTGGTTTATGGCAAAGACTCCTGGGCAAGATCTGCCAGATAACCAGGCTAACATCAGCGTCAGCACTACGACCGGCCAAATCGCCATCAGTGGCGCCAACAGCAACGTCATTACGGTAACGCTTAATTCAGCTTATACCGCTAACTTGGCTGAATCAAACGTGCTAAGCTGGGCGTTAAAAATGCGCTCTAATTCGGGCAACGTCTATACTCTTGATCGTGGCCAGGCTGCGGTTTGCGTGCCGGTTATAATCGAAAACAGTTAATTTTATGAGCTGCCAGATCCTCGACGCATCTCTTGTTGAGGTAGCCAGACCATCAAGCGCTCTGGCTGAATTAGCTAGACCGCAGACTAATGGCTTATGCCCAATATATGATTTCGGACAAGACATAATTACTCTAGTAAATGAAATCCCAATGATAACTTTTGATAATCAAAAATTAGCACTACTTTAAAATGAGCGTAAATTTTAGCCAATTCACTAGCCAGGCATCACCAGCATTATCAGATAACGTAGTTGGCTACGTTGCCACATCTGTAGGCGGTGAACGGCGTACTACTTTAGCGGCCGCCCTAGCCCTATTTCAGACAAACAGTAACCTATCCGGGGACGTTACTAGTGTTGGCCTGGCAACCACGATTGCTGCTAATGTTATCGTTAATGCCGACGTAAATTCTAGCGCCGCTATTGCATATTCAAAACTCAATTTAGCGACGAGCATCGTCAACGCCGACATCAGCGCGTCAGCGGCCATTGTAGACACCAAGCTAGACACTATCGCAACCGCACTGAAGGTCAGCAATTCAGCTACGACCGCCACTAACGCAAACACCGCATCCGCAATCGTTGCTCGCGATGCGTCCGGCAATTTTAGCGCGGGAACAGTTTCAGCGGCACTCACAGGAAACGTAACCGGCAACGTCAGCGGATCGTCCGGCTCGACAACTGGTAACGCGGCCACGGCAACAGCCCTTGCAACTGGTCGCACGATTGCGATCACAGGTGATCTCGCTTACACCTCACCGAGTTTCGATGGCAGCGGGAACGTAACAGCGGCAGGAACGCTCGCGAGCGTAGCCAGCGCAGGGACTTCAGGCGGATCAACGGCTATCCCGGTTGTAACGATCAACGCTAAGGGTCTGACGACCTCGATCACGACTGCGGTGGTAATCGCTCCGGCTAGCACGCTCACGGGAGCTACGCTGGCATCAGGCGTCACCGCGTCATCGCTGACCTCGCTTGGCACGATTGCAAATCTGACCGCAACGGCCGGGACAATTACGACTACGCCGACCGCATCGACAGACATTGCCAATAAATTGTATGTCGATACGGTGGCGCAGGGCTTAGATGCAAAGGCAAGTTGCGTTGCGGCAACCACGGCTGACATCACGCTTAGCGGGACGCAGACGGTTGATGGGATCGTGCTGATCGCTGGCAATCGCGTGCTAGTTAAGAATCAAACGCTCAGCCAGAACAACGGTATTTACCTTTGCGCTGCTGGGGCATGGACTCGCACGACCGACGCGGATACTTGGGACGAGCTGACCTCGGCTTTTGTGTTTATCGAGACCGGAACGGTAAACGCTGATACAGGTTGGGTCTGCACCGCAAATGCTGGCGGCACGCTAGGCACGACGGCATTACCTTGGTCGCAATTTAGCGGCGCAGGATCATACACCGCTTCGACTGGGCTGACGCTTACTGGCACGGTGTTCTCGCTTACGGCTCCAGTCACCGTCGCACTAGGCGGGACGAACGCTACCAGCGCGGGGATCGCATCTTTCAATAATATCACGGGATATACCGCGAGTGGGGCTACCGGAACTACGTCCACTAATTTAGTATTCTCGACTTCGCCGACGCTCACTAGCCCCACCATCACAGGAGGTGCGCTAAACGGCACGCTGGGAGCCACCACACCCTCATCCGTAGCAGCCACGACAGGCACATTCAGCAGCACGCTCGGCGTTACAGGTGTTGCCACGCTGGGCAACGGAGCTATTCTCGGCACGCCAGCCAGCGGCACGGTGACGAACCTTACGGGGACGGCTAGCATAAACATCAACGGCACGGTGGGAGCGACCACACCTAGCACGGTGGCGGCAACGACGATTAGCGGAACGACGGGGACGTTCACTGGACACATTGCTACCTCGCAGAACCTCAATGACTCAGCCAGCCTATCATGCACCAACGCAAGCAGTGGCACGGCTGCGCGAGCAAGGGTGCTGCTTATTGCCGATGCAGGCAATGCTCAGGTGTTTGCCACCAGCACAGGATATACCGATATTACGGGAGCAGCAGATTCAATGGTGTTTGCTGCAAATAGCCTAAGCGGAGGTTACCAATTTTCTATCGATGGTGCGGTAGCAGTGGCAAAAATAACCTCCACCGGCATAAACGCCACAGCAATCGGGGCTACCACCCCTAGCACGGTGGCGGCGACGACGATTAGCGCGACGGGTGCAATCACGGCAACTTCAGCTGGGGCATTTATTGCCAATACGGGTGCTTCAGTTAACTCAAAGTTTATTGATTTGGCTAACACGGCTGGCGTTGCTCAAGTGGGTGTTTTAGCAGTGGGACAAGCGTTTTTGTATGGGTCGCAGGATACGTTTATTTACGGAGACGGTGCAGTTGTCGGCACCTTTTCCTCCACTGGCCTCGCGGTCACTGGCGCGTTGAGCGCGACATCAGGAATTGAAAATACCACTATCGGAAGTGTGACAAAATCATCTGGGGGATTCACGGAAGTCTTGGTCGGTGCGGCAACTGGCGGTTTTCGTGGTGCGGGAACGGCTAATTTCGCTGCCGACATTTACAAAAACAACACAGCCTACACCAACCCCGACTACGTTTTTGAGAAGTGGGCCACCGGCTCCATCGTCAAATACGCCGACAAGGACGGCGCGAAGGAATACGACGGGCTGAAACCGCTCTCCGAGGTTGAGGCGTTCGCCAAGGAGAAGCTGCACCTTCCGCGATTCGGACAAAACGCTGAACACGGTATATTCTCTGGTAGCGATGCGCTGCTTGCCAGTGTAGAGGAAGCCTACCTTTATTTGTTTCAGCAAGACGCCGAGCTGCAATCCCTCCGCAAACGCCTCGCCGCCCTAGAAGCCAAATGAGCTACGACCCTCTCAGCATTGACGCACAACTCTCGGCCATCCTGACGCGCATGGACGCGCAGGACAAGATGCTTGAGCAAGTGCTGGCGCAGTGCATCAAGACCAACGGGCGGGTGAGTATGCTGGAGAGTTTTAAGAACGAGCTTAAAGGGAAGGTAGCAATTTTGGCGGCGGTGGTTTCAACGATCACCGCGTGGTTTATTAAACGTAATGGCTAACAATAATACAACATGAACAACATGACACTAGATCAGGCACTCAATAACCTCTACAACGCAGCACGCATGGCTTTGCTGACGGCAGACCAGCACCAACTAATCAAGCAGTGCGGGGAGCAGATCGCAGAGGCACTCAAACCTAAAGACGAGCCGAAGGGCGACTAGCACCTATGAGTGGCACGAAGGACACAAACTGGAAAAGCTACGGCGCAGAATATGACGGGCGCATTATCGGGCCAGACAACTGGCAAGCCCCGGCTGTTCCTTCGGATTACGACGATCTTTTCAAATGCTCAGACGTAAACGTGCTGAACGTGTGTGACCTTGATATTCCAGACGGCTCGCAAGAGGACGCGATTGATTGTGTGCGCGGTGAGCATTACACTTTCAGCAACTGCAAGGTGCGCGGCAGCGTGACGGTGAAAGGCTCGATCAACGGATGGATACTGCAAGACTCCCTGGCTGATGGTCTGCTAGAGTTTGGGCAGTACGATAATTACTGGTATGCGGGACGGCCACCGACGCAGAACATCTCGATCAAAAACTGCACATCATCGAGTGGCGGCAAGATCACGATCAGGCTATGGGATGCGACTTATCCATTCGTCTGCAACACTCGCCACCGTGTTCAGCGCGTGCCTAAATTTATTTGGTTCCCTTACTTCTGCTTCCGCAAATTGCAGCAGACAATCTTTGGCATTTAACTACCATGCTAGATTTACTTGGCAGTGCATTAGGAGGCGGTGCGCTAGGCGTGCTGCTTAGAATCGGCAATGGCTTCTTTGATAACTTCAAGGCCGGTCAGGATCACAAGCGCAAGTTGGAGGAGATGCAAGTGCTGGCGCAGATCGGCAGCGACAAAGCACGTTGGGAGGCTTTTACGGCCAGCCAGCAAGCAGCAACGCCCCCGGCTAACGTCTCACCGTGGGCTGCTAATCTGATTACGCTATTCAGACCATTCATCACAATCACGCTAGTGCTAATCGCAACGGTGATTTACTTTTACTCGACGACGGAAGCGCAAAGCTCGACCGCAGACCAACTCAACTATGCTGCATTTAACTGCATCGGGTGGTGGTTCGGTGATCGGATGAGCCGTAAGAAATAAGACCATGAGTGGCCCATTCGATGAGGATGACGAGGACGAGGACGAGGAGGAAGATATTCGTATGCAAATGTGAAAGCTAAAAAGTTTATAGTTTGCTCTGACATACACGGCGATATGCGCGATGAGCATGCTTGCGCAATGCTGCTAGCGTTTACAAAAGATTTTAATCCAGATATTAAAGTGATTAATGGGGATCTCTGGGACTTCCGTAACTTGCGCAAGGGCGCGTCAGACGATGAAAAAGCAGCATCGATGGCTGAGGACTGGGAGGGCGGTATTGATTTTGCTAGTAGATTTTTTAACGGCGGCAAAGAAAATTACTTTTTACGCGGCAATCACGATGAACGCATTTATGATTTTTCAAGATCAGCTACCGGCTTGATCCGAGATTACGCGAACGACGGCATCAAATCAATTAACGGCTACGTCAAAAGATGGCATGCCAAAATGTTGCCGTATGATGCAGCGCTGGGCGTGCTACAACTTGGCAAACTTAGGGTAGTGCATGGCTATTTTACCGGCATAAATGCAGCCCAGGCACATGCACGCGTGTACCGTAATTGTCTATTCGGTCACACGCACGCCATTGAGGTAGGCGCCATTGCCAGTCTTGAACCAGAGGAAGCCAGAGGTATTGGCTGCCTATGCATACGGGATATGGATTACGTTAACAAAAAGGCTGGCAAATTGCGCTGGTCACAGGGCTGGGCTTACGGTTTTCTTTTTGAGGACGGTAGCTATCAACTATTTCAAGCACGGCGCATCAACGGAGTTTTTCATGTCGCAACAGAAATCAAACAATACTAAGTGGCTTGAGCAGTTGCAGGATTTGATTACCACTAAGGAATTAAGACCGACAGGCATTGGCTGGAACACGCATAAAGAAATAGAAAAGATTTACGGCTTTGGTGAATGTAAAACAGGAAAAATCCTTAAGGAATTAAAACAAAAAGGAAAACTTGAGATGTTTTTTGGCAGCGTAATAAATGCTAAAAACATTAAAGTTAAAGCAGTCTGGTATCGCATCAAGTCGCGTGCTTGACAGATGCATCATTTATCCAACCCTTGATAAATAAGTAAGGCAGGGAGCTATGAACTCCCTGCCTAGTAGAGTTAGCTGCTGCCGGCCGGTAGCGTTTCGCGGGACTCAGTTACCGCGTGCCAGGGTCTATTGTTTGCAATGTGCAAATTAGGCCGGCAATGGCAAGCCTAAAGGCTAAGGCTGGATCTCGGTGCAGATCCAAGCGCCGGCCTTACGTTCAACCAGGACAAAGCCTACAAACGGAAACATCCTGGCAGCCACCTTCAGCTTTACCTTGGCATCATCACGCATGAAGCCTTTGGTTTCGTAGGCTATAAGCTCACCATCGATGTTAAGCGCCATGAAGTCAGGCGTGTACCGGCAATCATCACCGATCTTAAACGTCATGGCATGCACGCCAACCCAAGCCAGCGTGATATCAGCCCGGATAACTGCCAGCCATGCTGACTCCAACTTGTTAAGCTTAGACTCATCAGCGCTAGGCTTTTGCTTAATTGATACTTTTATTCCTGCCAATACAGCAGCCGGCGCGGGATGCAGTTGGGCGCTGACCTGATCCTGCATGTGCTTAGGCAAATCTGTTAGCTGTAATCTCATTAGTAAATTGGTGCCGTAGTAAACAGCCGACGCCGACCTTTTACAATTTCAAGCGGTGGCACTTCGACTGGGTGAATGTACTGATGCTTTATGGGTGGGATATAAAACTTAGGCTTAGCAAACACAACCGGCTTAGGGATGCGTTTGTGCTTAGGCGCTGGATCTCCATACTGAATCAGCCCGGCAGCTATGGCGTCAGCCACTATCTTTTTAGGATCAAGGCGCATCGGCTAGGTGGTATTCTTCGTATTGTTTAACTGCGGTCATGTGCCTGCAATAAAACTGCCGGCCGGTGCGCTCTCGATAACGTCTTTGCCGTGTTGTCCAGGACACGCAACCGCATGACTCGTAAATGATATCAACCACATGGCACTGCGGCGGGAAACTTACGCTACTGACATTGTAGCGCCCAGGCTGACCTTTAATGGGTGTAACCGTCATGCTTGGCGTAGTCTTGTCTGCTCATTATCTTGCTCTATAGCCTCACTAAAGTGCGCAGCCGTTGCCGTATTGTTTATGAGAAAGGTCTGCTGAATAGTATCAAGGTCATGCCAAGGCTTATCACGATCTACAAAGTCAGGGAAGGCATCACGCCAGCCAATTGGCTCAGGCGGTGAAACTTTCTGATGCGGGGCTGGGGCGTGCGCACCACGCCGGCGCCATGTCGATACATCATCAGCAAACCTACCTTGACGATACCATGTGCCGGGGTTAGGGCATCGATCTCCACCGTCCATCATGTAACGGTAGCTCGATGGCCACGACCTTACTGCCTCAGCAAACTGGCTGGTTTTATCCAGCAAATAGGCTGCCTCATGCTTACGCAAAGCGCCAGTTATCGCCAGTAACGCATCCTCTTTGCCAACCTTGCGCGGGTATAGCTCATAGATGCTTTCAGCAGCCGGCACGATCTCCGACTTGCGTCGTGCTTTGCTAGCCATCTCATGCAACGCACTAGCTGCCTCGACAATCTCCATCGAGGTCAGCCGGCGGCCAAGCTCCTTAGCTTTAGCCGTGCAGTTAGCTATTAACTTTTCTCGGTAGGTCACTGGCTTGATTTAACTTAACTGCTTTGATTTCTGCTGCTCTCACTTCTGCGCACATGCCAACGGTGCGATGGCTGGGGCCATGATTCCAAAAGCGTGCTGCTGCCTCAATCTTTTCCCGACCTTCCCAGTAGAGGTCAGTACGCTCCTGGCATATACCGTTTCTTGTATTCGGCTCGTTCATCAGAAAGGTACGTCGTCTGGTGTGTCATCAGTTAACTCTGCCTGCTTAGGCTCTGGCGCCGCAGCAGCCGGCTTAGCTGAGGCACGGCCAGTTGCCTGGTCTAACGCACTGCGCAGATCCAGATCAGCCTGGGCAATGACGCCTCGGAACTCTTTTGGCGTATAGTTACCCGCCCACCACTCCAAATCACGTTGTGGCATGTCACCGAGCGTCTGGCCGGCATACTTCTTGATAAACTTAGGCACTACCATCGAGCGCCAACTGCCATCATTTGCGGCCGCAGGCGCTGCTTGAGGCTGACTTGGTACGGAAACAGGCTTAGATGGCTTCATAACGGTCGCAATCGGTGCCTGATAGGCTGGCGCATGGGATGGCATGCTAGCTTTCTGGCCATCATCGTCCTCATCAGCCACAATGCCCAAGATCGATGCCAGGCTATAACGCCGGGCATAGGTGGCAGCGCTGCCAATCCCCTGGGGATCTGCCTTAGCCGGCACCATTGAGATCGTGCCTGAGATCCATTGCCCAGACTCATGGAGCAAGGTGGTTACAAGATCTAAGCGGCTGCCATCATTAGGCGCATAGGTCTGCACTACGCTTAGCCCATTGGCGCCAAGTACCTCGCGTGCTGCGTCCCAGACGCTACCTAAGCTGGCATAATGATTACGGAAATGCGGATTTACTGCATCTTTAGCAGCCGGTGACAGGCTAGACTGAGCAGCAGCCAGGGCTTTTGCTAGGTGGTTAATTTCTGCGGAGTGACTCATTGGCTTGGGATGTTTAATTTAGTATAGCGTTTACGTTTCTCAGCCTGGGCAGCCCAAATTTTTGATTTGGTCACACCAGACTTGTTAATTTTATATGTGCGGCGGCGGCTCATGTATGTTAAATTGGCTGTTATGTATGTTAAATTAGCTTAGTAGGTTTCACGATGTCAGCGCACACCAGGAACACATCCTGGCTGCGCTTATCCCTGGCTTGCTTCATCTCATGCTGCTGTAGCACGGCTTCAGCAATGTGCTTATCATTTTCATCACCGCGCAAAGACAGGCGCAGGGCATCGAGCAACGCTGATTCGGTGTCAGTCATGGTGCGTAGATTTCCGCATCGACCTGCTGCTGTTGGATTCTGTTTCGTTTAGGTTTCATTTGAGTTATTAAATTAAACTAAGTTGTTTCTCTGTTCGTGTTACCATTCCACCGTATTTGTAACGATAAAGACCGTCTCCCTCATAACGCTTTTCTATGATATGCTCACCGAATCGCTTCTTTCGTAAATGTCGCAGTTGTGCCGAAACACTTGGTGCAGGAGCCTCCGACGCAGTAGCAATTTCTTCAAGAGTCATCCATGCCCCAGATCGGATGCAATCGTAGACCCTAGATAACTGATCGGAGAGTCGAGCGCAATCGCGCTCATGAATATAATCTGAACCATCAAATCGAGTGGCGCTCATTTTTCTCCTTGGTTAAGTTGAGCAAAAATTGCACTTTTTAATTCTATCAGCAATTTCCCATCAATCTCTTTCAGGATTGAGTCTGCGTGTATTAATATATTACGCATCCTTTTGTTCTCAAGCGCGAGGACATCTAATATAATCCTCTGCGTCTCGATCTTATAAAGCGCGTCTTTTAAGTTATCGTATTTTTTTATCATTTGTTTAAGCCATACCAAGATGGCAGTTTAATTTCAATTAGACCCTCGTCGATATTCGGCCAGCTATTCTCCAAGTATGATTTGCGGAGCCCAGCCTAGCCGGGCCCTGAGTTGTTTTTAATCCCGTTGAATTCGACGGGGTTAGAATAACTAACAAGTTATACCTGTTTCTGGGTAGTTGTTGGTAGTTTTGGGCAATGTTAAATCAATCCTGGCTCCGTAATAATAAGATTTTTCATATTCTTCCCATTGTTTATTATAACACATTTCAGCAAATTTAAATTCTTCTGGAGAATCAATCGGTCGAATCCACCATTCCTGCAATGCAGTGAAATACAAATTTTCAGCAATCTGGATTGGATTTGATGGAATCATTTGGGTGAGTGCAACAATATGATCAATTTCGTGACGCCACGAAAATGGTTGGCTGTCGTAATAATGTTGGTCATTTCTTGTTCCTCTGTTCTGCAGCCTCTACAATTCTGATAAACGAATTCACTTGGTTGTCGTTAATTTTCGACAATGCCATCAATGCAAAATTCTTTGTTCTATACTTAACCATTTCGCCATAAAGTAACATCATCGCTTTATCCCTTTCGGCAGATTCGTCAGTTAATTCGCATATGCGATTCATAAGAGGTGTGGCATCTTTAATACTATCTTTTGCTTTGCATTGCGCGGATAAAAGCTCGCGCTCTAGCTGGCGTGCGAAGTCTAAAAACGCACAGTCAACAACAACTTCTTTATTGTTTAACAAGGCATCCGTTCGTGGTGTGTCACTCATTTGTTGGCCTCCATGTCATGTTAAAGTTTTCCCAAACCAGATCAGCAACCTGACCGCAGCAGGGTTAGGCCGCCGCCCATTCTCCCAGCCTTGCAGCGTCCTCACACTCACGCCAAGAAATCCAGCCAACTGCTCCTGGCTAAGTTGCATTTTCAGCCTCATGCGCCGTATCTTTTTCTTGTCCATGTAGAGTGATAAGCATACTACGCAGTTTGCGTCAACAGTATCTTACTTATTCTTTTATTATATAGGAGACGTACGTTTAAAGTTAGTTAACAGCATGCTGAAGTGGTAAGGTAAGTTTATCCTGCTAGCCTATATTCATCAGCCGTCAGGCTGATAGCGGTAACAGCAGTTAACGCGGTTACTGACCTTGGCCAGTAATAGCACGCTGTCGCGTATGCATGTTGCCCCCTATAATCCCCCATTGGGGGACACAGGTTATCGATCTGCTATCGGGCGCATCTGCGGGTAAGACTGACTTCGTATGTATGAGATCAAAGCAGTATCTAACGGCAGCATGCATGTGGGCGCTGGATCTCAGCGGGGAACCCTTACTTTTCGTATGTTCTAGGGCTAAAAGCGAAAGCCCCCGACTAGTACTAATAGTGAGGGGCTTTCATGGTGCTATCACCGGGAGAGTCTTACGCTTAGTACGCGTCGATGGGCTAGGTATCGTGATTAGGCTTAGTAGCGTCAAGGCTTATTTTGATAGCCTCATCAGCTAGACGTTGCTCAGGGCTGATAGCGCACATCATCTCGTAGTGACTCCATAGCTTAGGCAGCGCTGCCTTGAGCGCAGCCAGATTATCGTCATCAGCAACCTGGGCGGCCGTGGCAATGGCATGGGCAAATGATCCACCGTAGCGGAGCATGGCATTCGTAATGGCGTAGTCTTTTGAGGTCATGTTAACTTTTTTTGTCCAAGTCGTAGACCAAATCATTGGCCGTCCGTAAGACAGCCGCGATTTCTTTGTCATTCATTTCCCTGCCTTTCGTTGCTTTGAGATAAGCATCAAAAGCATCAATAAGAGCTTTGTTTAGGTCGCCTTGATAATCGGTGTTGTCCATGTTAATGCTTTTTATTTGAAAAATTATCAGCCCATGATTTGGCTTCTGTCAGAGTGTCTAAAGACTCGGCAGCCGAAATATGTTCGCCCAAAGAATAAACTGAAAAACTCGTGCCTCGGCAACATGAGTCACCTAATTGCCTATTATTGAAACTGTGAATTTCAAAACCCTTGTATGGTCGCACTGTAGTTTTCATACCGAGTGTATAGTATGTTTTCATGTTAGCGATCAGCCCTAACGTCATTTAACATCTCGCTGCCGCGCTCGGACTCATTATCCCACCTAGCTTCGCATTCGGCGTAGGCGGCATCAGCCCTAGCCTCTTCGGCCTCGTTAACTGGGGCGGAAGGAAACGCTTTGCCAGCGTTGAACAGTTTTAACTTTTCTTCAATTGTTAGAGCGCGATGTTTCATTTGATTTTGGGGTTCTCTCGGTGGGCTGTTGCCTTCGATGCGTTAAACATACCACATATGCTCAGCTTGGCATATTACAATGCGTAGCCCATTTTTGTAATAAGCTTGACCAATGACTTACAAAAGTCATTAGAAGCTTACACATGGATAACGACGAAATTAAAGCATGGATCGGGGCTAATCGCCTCCGGGCAGATGATGCCTACCGCTGCATTTACAGCGCAAAGAAACAACGGATCAGCGAGTACGACGAGCGCTTGCGCAAGCTAAAGCAGTTTGCAGAGGTGCTATACATCAAGGCAGAAGATACAGGCGAGCAAGGCGAGTTGTTTGACGTTGCTGCTATCTTGCCGGCCGAGATTGATACGCTGCTCAAGCACCCTTTACGCGGCCTTGATTAATGCACTACAGCCAACTCAGTCCTCACCAGACTGAGCCAGTCAATGACCTGGAGAGATCAGAAGAGGCAAAGATAGCCGGGGAGATTGCTAGGCACTTGATCGATTATAGCGAAGCTACTTCTAAGCCACGCACAACCCATTTTATCCGTAAGCTAAATGCATTGGCATCGATTAAGCCAGAGGGTGAGGTTTTTTGGGTAGTGTGCGCGATGCTGACTGGGGATCTTAGTGAGATCACCAAGAGTTACCAAGAGATTGGTAAGAGCATGGGCAAGTCAAAGCAAGGTCACCAACAACGGCTAGAGATGATTACCCTGGCACTAGAGATACACTTTCCAGAATTGGCTAAAGCAGTAATTGAATTACGACATTTAACTGCTGAGGTGCATCACAAACCAACCCCACCAGCATGATCACTGCAATGGTATCACAGTACTAGAACGTTTATGAAAATCCTATTCAGCAACCCGCCCTGGTGGACGCAAGAAGATGGCCAGATACGTGCCGGCATACGTGCTGGCTCACGCTGGCCATTTACGATGCGCACCAACTCGGTGCCAGATCAGCCGGCCAACCTTGAGTATCAGCCTTACCCATTCTTTATGGGATATGCGGCCGCGTATGCTCAGGCAAAGATTGATGGCAGCCAGGTAATCTTCCGCGATTCAATAGCTAGGCGCGAAAGTTACGGCACATGGCTGGAATACATAGCTGAGCTAAAGCCTGACTATGTAGTAATTGAATCAGCTACCCCATCATGGGAACATGACAAGCATTGCCTCAAGCTTATCAAGGATGCTTACGCCGACGCATACATCATCGTGGCCGGGACTGTTACGGTTGCTAAGTGGTCAGAGATAATGGCGCTTGGACATACTTCTGTGCTAGGTGAGTATGAGAAGGGCGTAGTGCGCGTGATACAAGGCGGTGAACGCGGCATGATTGCACACGACTTTTTAACCAGCGATGAGATGAACGCTCAGCCATTTCCAATGTTTGATGAGCCGTATGCGCTGACCTATTGGGATGCATGCCCATCTGGCCAAGTTACCCCGCATCTCCAGATCTGGACTAACCGCGGTTGCTACTGGCGTTGCGTATTTTGCGCATGGCCGGCCGTAATGACTAACAACGATCCAGACGGCACAGGTAAACGTAACGTACGTTTTTACTCGGCCGATTACGTAGAGGAGATGATCAGGGCTAGACTACTGATCAACCCAGGCATCCAGTCCATTTACATCGATGACGACACGTTTAATCTAGGTGATAAGCATACCCTAGCGATATCGGCTGTAATGAAGCGCATTGGGCTGCCATGGTCAGCTATGTGCAGGGCTGACACTGTTAAAGAAAGTACTTGGCTAGCCATGAAGGAATCAGGCTGCATAGGCGTTAAGCTAGGCATGGAGTCAGGCAGTCAGTACGTAGTGGATAAGATCGTTAATAAGCGGCTGGACATTGGCGATGTAGAGCAACGAGTGCTGCCTTACCTCAAGAGCATAGGGCTAAACGTGCATACTACCTGGACAGTGGGCTTACCTGGTGAGACGCCAGCCCAGTCTAATGAGACGCTGCGCATGATCGAGCGACTGTACGCAGCCGGCCTACATCAGACGCATCAGCTATCAGGTACAGCCCTGATTGAAGGTACGCCGCTAGACACACTAAGCAAACAGGGTACGCTGACAGCCTATCCCGGTGCTAGCATGGCCGGCTTTGTGGTGGATGGGGATGGACAACACAAGATAGAGGGCATGCAAAAGGCGTTACCGGCCCCGAAAAGTGAGCCGTTGGCCATTCAAACCAGTAGGCTTATTGAGACTGAGCAAAGGGAAGAACAGAGGGCTACAGATTGAAAACTTTTATAAATAATTGCGGTATAAGGAGTCTCCTTGGAGGGAAAATACGCTGGGGTGTTGGCGTCA